AGCGTCGATGATATGGCTAAGAAGGTAGGCGATTCTATTACTAACTCGGCAAACGAAGCCAAGAAAGAAATAGTCCGTAAGCAGTTGAAACATGCCGGTCTTCCGGATAGCTGGCTGGGACGTGTGGATTTGGCTTCTGAAACGTCTATCGAGGATCAGATCAAGGCACTATCCGAAGAATATACCGGAATCCAGCAAAAGGCGATCGATGATGCTGTGGCTCGTGGCGATTACGCTCCCGGTTCCGTAAATCTTCAGGACCGTTCCGAAGCGGATTGGGCGAAGCTGATGGATCAGGACGTCGATAATAGTGCAAATAATCCCGGTGTGGTAAACCTGGGTATTGAATAATCCAAGTAAAGTGTAACGTTATGTACAGAAAAAGAGAAAGAGAATTCCAGTATCCTCCCGGAATTGAAAAGATTATTGAGGATGTGATCGGTGGCGGGACGATTGACCGCAGAGACTTGCAGAACGCTTTGTTCAATGGCAAGGCGTTGGATGAACTGCCTCCGATTGTAATAGTAGTAAAAGATCCGGAAACAGGGCTGTATCATGTATTGAAGACGGCAATGGCTTCCGATGCTGGTAGTGAAACAACTTATAAGGTGGCCAAGAATCATCTGTTCGGTGTGGGTGACTTCGTGACGATTGGTGGCGCTTTGACTGGCGCTTCCGATAAGATCACAGCTATCGATAAGAGTAATGCGGATTTCGATACGATTACGTTGGCAGCAACGATTGGGGCTGCAACAAAAGGTCAAGTATTGGTTCAGGCTAAAGACAAGCAGGCTGCGAAAGCCGCCAAGTTACCTTATGATGGCGAATTGGTCGTCACGATGAATAAAGTCGACTTGACTGTAGCTAACCAGCAGTCCGGGTTATTGGTAAGAGGTACGGTAAACGAATCCTGTATGCCGTTCCCGGTAGATAAGGACTTAAAGACATTAATGTCGTTTATCCGTTTTGTGTAATCCATTAAAATCTGATATATGGAAAGAAGTTTAATTAAACAGGTGAATAAAAAGAACATGGCAGCTCGTTTGAATACCCGCCATGTGAAACCAGTCGTTTTCCCGAACTTCTTCGGGGTGAAAAGAAAGACTTCGTTGAAGTGGGAGACACTGACCGGCGAGAAGGGTGCTCCGGTAATGGCAGATGTGATCTCTTTTGACGCTTCCGCTCCGCAGAAGACGCGCGAGGTAATCAGCAAGTTGTCCGGTGATATTCCAAAGACAGCCGTTAAGCGTGGTATGAACGAAAGTGATTACAACGAGTACAAACAGTTGGAACGTGACGCACAGGGTGACGCAGACCAATTGGCATTGCTGAACCTGGCTTTCAAGGATCAGGATTTCGTGTATAACTCCGTCCGTGCCCGTTTCGAATGGTGGTGTATGCAGCTCATGAGCCGTGCGGGTTTCCATTTGTCGGCAAAGAATAATGGCGGTGTCGTTACGGCTGAGTTTGTTGGTTGCGGTATGCCGAAGAAGAACCAGCGTAAATCTTCTGTAGATTGGAGCAACGCTTCAACGGCTAACGGCTTGCAGGATATCGAAGATACGGTTGTTGCTGCTTCTGCCGAGGGAGTAACGATTCGCTATGTAGTGATGCACGTGGCTGACTTCTCTTTGTTGAAGAAGCAGAAATCAACATTCGACACATTGAAGGCATGGGTTAATTCGTCTTCAAAAATATTGGTGACGAAAAATCTTATCAACGAGTATTTGGCCGAACAGGAAATTCCGGTGAAGATCATTACTGTGAATCCGTCTGTCCGTATCGAGGATAAGGCTCATCGTCGTAAGACGATCAATCCATGGGAGCGTAAACGTGTATGTTTCTTGGAAGATTTGAAGGTTGGTGATATCCAGCACGGACCGATTGCAGCCGAATCTTCCGCTACCTTGCAGAAGATTGCCCTCATGGTAAAACAGGATTGGGTATTGGTTACCAAATGGTCTGAACTGGAACCGTTCAAGGAATGGACGAAAGCAGAAGCAAATGCTATCCCTGTCGTAAACGATCCGGATGCCATGTTCATCATGAAGGTGGATGGCCAGGATTGGAACGCATCTGAAGATACTGAAGGTACGGATGATATCCCGGCAACATTCTTAGGTGAAACTGTTGAACCGGAAGATCAGACGATTCAGGATACTGAAAACGGAGAATAACAATCATGGCTAAGACGATTCGAGATACAATACTGGCTTATCCCGGTCTCGCGGATTGTGAAGATTTTTTGGATAACGTTGTTTTGCCGGGACGCGGTTTTGAAGGTACAGAGGATAGTAAGACAATCGATATTCAAAAACAAAAGCAGGTGGCTGCCGACCTGTATTCAATGGTCGGTGGTTTACCGGACTTCACAGAAAACAAACTCTCTATCACTTATCCTCGTTCCTGGTATGACGCTACGGCAAAACGGCTGTATAGGGAAGGTGGAGAACCGGAGAAAGCAGAATTGATCGGGAATAAGATTGAAGTTCCAAAAGGAAGGGCACGAAACAGATGGTAAGACGGTATTCACATAAGGCAATAGTAACAATCCAATCCGGACAATTGGTAAAAGGGGAATGGGTTGCCGGAGAACCGACGGAAATAGAGGTCACAGGGCAATACTTTCCATCCAATAGCGGACAGCAATTGAAGCGGAATGTCGATGGGAAGGAATTTATCGTACACGGTGAGTTCTCGACAAAGGCCCGTCCTGTGGAAAATGCGAAGCATATCCGGATTGACAGTATCGCTCTTGATGTGGATATCATTAGCTGGGAACCGTTTCAGACTCACTCTGTAATCTATGTGTAGCTTATGGCAAAGAAAGGTGGTTTGACTCCGATGTGGAGCGATAGAGAAGTGGAACGCTGGTTTAAGTACAACGTAGATGATTGGGCGAATGCACGTACCTATGCTTTATTCCAGCGTGCTGGGGAAGAGTTCGTGAAGATAGCCCGTAAGAAAGGAAGCTATCAAGACCGGACAGGAAATCTTCGCAGCTCTATTGGTTATGCAATCATTCATGATGGCAATGTGCTAAAAGAGGATTATGAGCAATCTCAAGAAGGTACGGATAAACATACTGGTATGCGTGAAGCGAAACGATTGGTCTCTGAACTGGCTTCTGTCTATTCGGATGGCTGGATATTGGTCGGTGTAGCCGCCATGCCATACGCTGTATATGTGGAAGCAATCGAAAATCTGGATGTGATTTCCGTTGCCTCAGAACATACCGAAGACTGGATCAGGAAGCAAAGTCGGATATTGTTTGACAAACTTACGGAGAAAGGATATTGATATGGCTGATCAGTTTGATATAGTAGATATCGTGTATGATGCGATTGAACCGGTCAGTACTGGCTTTATCCTGTACAAGGATCGCTCCGGTGATGGGGAAACGAAGAACCACATCACAGTCCGGATGCTCACGCTAAATGAAACAGAGGTTGTGAATAAAGGTTCGGTCAATATCAATGTATTTGTGAAAAAGCAGAAGAACGGTATGCCTGACCGTCAGTTAATGAAAGGAGTGACACGAAAAGTTAAGTCTGCGCTACGAAACATCAGACCTCCTTTCGGCATGTATTGGAAATCTCGGATCGTATGGTCCGAACCTCTTGGCGAAGCAAAAGAAGGCTTCGATTGTACGAATATAAGATTTGAAGTAATAACAGAAATAGATTAAGAATATGGCTAATGAAAGAAGTTTGGCGGTAGGCGTATCCTTCTTAGGATATGGTGACCCCGGTGATGGTGTTCCGGCCTCTATTTATACACAGTGTCCGATCGTTCATGAAGGCTCAGTTGCTTTCAATTTCAATGAAGCGACCTCTGTCGATTTCCGTGCGGAAGGGATGAAAGATCCCTGGGAGTCATTCGATAAGGCTGGCGACCCGGATAGTTTTGAATTTGCTATCCCGTCGCCGACAGCTCAGGAGATGCTCGCGTTTTGTGGTGGTTCTGTAAGTGGTGGTAAGTGGAATGCTCCAATTGATATTCCAAATATCCGCAAATCGTTCAAGATACAGACAACACCGTACAAAGGTAAGTATACGGAATATACATTTGCCATTTGTAAAGTCAGTGCCCGCTTGAGTCAGGCTCCGTCTTCAGAACAAACAGACCTTTTGCTAGTTAAATGTACCCGTTTGGCAGCAATTACCTCTGCAGGGCAGCAACGATCTTCGTTCGGTCGGGCGGTGATGAATGTAACCCTTACTCCGGTAACGGCAGTTGTAATCACCGGTACACCCAAAGTTGGTGAAACGCTTATGGCCACCTTGACACCAGCGGAAGCGACTGGTGATTTCCAATGGCAACGTAAAGTGGATGGCGAGGGAGAAGCCCAAGATATTGAGGGGGCTATTGGTGACAGTTATATGATCCAGCCGGAAAATGAAGGCGATAAAATCCTTGTCAAGTTTACGGCAAACGGTTTGTATTCCGGAGAGAAGACAAGCGCAGAAACAGAAGCCGTACAAGCAGCAGAATAATTAAGGACTGTTGTTTAGGTTATCGAAAGCCTCGGAACTATCCGGGGCTTTTATATTTTAATCGAAAATATGAGTGTAAAACAAGTACTCCAGTTAGAAAGTGAATCCGTTTCTTGTCAGCCGGTAACCATTCCGTTTGAATTTACCCGGCTTGAATCATTACCGGAAGGAAAGACGGTAGGGGATAGTATCGCCATAACTCCGATCACTGTCCGCACCTGGTTTAGAATAAAGCCTCTTTTGCTTTATATCGATAAAGAGGATAGAGAGGTTTTGATTTCTGATAAGAATAAAGGATTTTCCAATCAAGTCGCCGAACTGATAGCCAAATATGACGAACTTATTTTTGAAATCGTATGCCTTGGCATTCATAATAAGAAAGGTGATATGCCGGCCTGGTTCCGGGAAGTTCTGAAAGACAACTGTACATGGGAGGATATCTATATCCTTCTGAATGCCGTCTTGTACCGGATAGGCTGTAACCCTTTTTCTCGTACTATCATAGCGCTGGAAGCTGTGAGCCCGTTAAGCGAAGTGGAGATAATAGCCCTTCAGAAAAACAGCGAGACATGGAAGAAGAAGGCCCTCAAAGCAGCTTCATGTTCTTAGTGACCTGCAACGAGGCTTTCGGCTATTCTCATGAACAAATATTGGATAGCAGCTTTGTTTTGTTGGTCGGCATGCTTCGTGAACGTGGTTATTTGATGAGTCGAAGGGTCAAAGATTTTCATTCGGAAGATACGTCAATTAAAGAGGAAGATGGAGAATGGGTTGAAATGGTTGACTTCGATACAGGCCATGTGAAACGGATAAAGAAAGTTTTATCTGCATAACTATATATTACATTGAAAATAGAGAAAAGGTTTTGTCATAGTGATAAATTTTGATTTGTTTGGTAGTAAGAAAGCCCTGCGGACTGTGAAGTTAGCAGGGCTTTGTTCGTTAAAAAGATATCGGGTAACGTTCCGGATGAATTATGCTGTCGATCTCAAGATCCACATCGATTGCATCCCAACGCAACGATTCTTCATCCGGCATGGTTACATCCAATACATCCGAAACTTTTGCATTTCTAAACCAAGGATATCTGTCATACGATAGATAATATTCCTTTCCTCCTACGAAAAGGAGGATACCGCGTGCATTAATCATTGTTACTTCCGCGGTGGTTGTTCCATTTTTCTCTAATAATGCGCTCATGTTTTTGTACCTCCTTTAGTATGTTTGAAATTTCAGTTGAAGAAAAACCTTTATTCTCAGCCAAAGAAATAGAAGGTTCTATCCAAATTTTAGCCTTTTTTTCTGCCTGTCTGATATGTATATGCATTCTGTTTTCTTCTAAAGAGAAGAAAAAGAAACGCATTCCATTTTTATAAAAAACCGTTGGACTCATACAGCAAATATACAAAAGATTCCTGAATACAAATGCTTTTAGTTTATATTTTACCATAAACGGATTATGGGAATCAAAAATAGGGATGGAGCCTTATTTATGGCTACTGGTATCGACAACTCCGGTTTATACGAAGGGAAACGCGAGGCTATGGGAATTATCAAGACTCTGGCAAGCGAGGTGACCTCTTTTGATATATTCAGTGGTATCGGTATCAGTGCGGCAACTGCTTTTGCACAAGCTGCAAAAAGCTCATACGACTTTGAAAAAGAGTTCCGGAAGAACATGCTGGAAGTGGCGACCATTTCCACGCAGGTGACGGATGATATGACCGGTTTTATGAATCAGGTTATGTCTATAACCCAAGAGATACCGATCAAGGCTCCGGAGGCCGCTAAAGCACTTTATAGTATCGTTTCTGCCGGTCATGATGGGGCAGATGGTATGAAGATTCTAGAAGTTTCGGCTAAAGCAGCCGTGGGAGGGCTTACAGAAACCGAGACGGCAGCCGATGCTGTTACAACGATCCTGAATGCTTATAAGATGTCAGCAGAGGAGGCCGGTACAGTCTCGGATCAGCTTTTTACAACTGTCCGATTGGGTAAGACTACATTTGGCGAATTAGGAGCCTCCATAGCCCAGGTTGCACCTATTGCGGCCGCATACGGGATCAGTATTGATCAGGTGTTGGGTGCAGTCGCTTCATTGACCAAACAAGGAACGCCGACATCGCAGGCAATGACCCAAATCCGGGCTGCTATCCAGGGTACTGCCGGAGAACTTGGAGATGCTGCTTTCCAAGGACGTACTTTCCAAGAAGCATTGCAGTTGATTAACGAGAAGGCTGGCGGTTCCGCTTCTAAGATGAAGGAAATGCTCGGTACGGATGAAGGATTGGCTGCAACATTGGCTTTGACCGGAAAGAATGCAAGGTCGGCAGCGAGTGATCTCGGAGAGTTACAGAACTCTTTAGGGGCTACGGAAGCTGCGTTTGAGAAGATGAAAGATGCTGCAGACAATCAGCTTATATTGTTGGCTAATAATGTACAGGTCTATTTGCGTCCTTTGGGAGAGAAGATTCTGAAAGAAGTCTCCGATATTGCCAAGGCTTTTAATGAAGCATTTGAGAATAACGATATAGAAGGTACAATATTAAACCTTGAATCGTTGGTAAAGAATGCAGCTGGAGCTTTTCTTTCATATAAAACAGCTATTCTATTAGTTCAGGTAGCTCAACATTCGTATGTAAAATCATCTGCTCTAAGCCGATTAGCGACAATTCAACATACGACAGCTACAGCATTACTTACCGGTGCTTTAAGAAAACAGGCTGTTGCTATGTTGGCAGCAGGAAAGGCAGCTCTTACAAACCCATATGTATTAGCTGTGGCAGGTGTTACCGCATTGGGATATGCAATATTCAAACTTGCGACACAGGCTACAGCTTCGGAAAAGGCGTTGGCTGCTCATAATAAGAGAGCCGCAGAAATGAGAGAATGGTCTGACGGAATGAGAAGCCAGACGGAAGAAATGTTGGGTGTGTTGCAAGATGAAAATAAGTCCACTTTGCAAAAGGTTGAAGCTTATAAAAAGTTACAAGAGCTTTATCCGAATGAATTGAAGAATCTTTCTCTACAGAAATTCCTTTTAATGGATATGGTTGAAGTCAACAAGATGTTGTCCAAGTCGATAGATGATCGTACTATGGCACAACAACGTGCCACTGTGAATTCCATTGAAGAAGAGATGGCTAAAAATAGTAAACGGATTTCTCAATTAGATAAAAAAAGTTGGATTGACACTAGCTTCCCGGAAGCACTTGAATTACGTCGGTTGCGAAAACGGAATGAGCAGCTAAAGATAGAACATGAGAAAGCAGTAGAGATTGTTGTACAAGGATTAAAAGATCGTACAAAAGCAGAGGCTTTGGTAAATAGCCAAGCAGAACAAGAAGAGACGAAGTTTGCAAAACCTGTAGATCAGAAAGAACTTGAGAAACAGAAAAAACTTCAAAAGGAACTTTTATCCCTTCGTCGTCAAAACCAGCAATCCGAAATTGACCTGATGAAAGAAGGTTCCGACAAGAAGATCGCCCAGTTGAATCTTGACTATGACAGAGAGTTGGATACTATCCGTGCAAGAGAAAAAGAATGGAGAGAGGCACAAGGCGGAAAGTTGACCAAAGAGCAGACGATTGAGATCCGAATGGCAAAAGTCAATGCTGGGGCCAAATTAGGAAATGCGACATCTGATGTTATCCATGAGCAGATTGAAGCAGAAGAACGCGCCATGAACGAATACCTGAAAGAATATGGTTCATATTTGGAAAAGCGTCAGGCTATCACGGAACTTTATAATGAGAAGATAGCAAAGGCCACAACAGAAGGTGAACGGCTTTCCCTTGCAGAAGGTATGAAAAAGGAACTGGCAGACGTGGATAATGAAGCCCAAAAGAGTACCTCCATTATCACCCGGCTGTTTGATGATATGAGTAAAAAGAATATCACCTCTATTCGTGCCATTGCGGATGAAGCGGAAAAATTCTTGTCTTTTCTTGAAAGAGGGGAATATTCATCTGATAATTCATTCGGTATTACCAAAGAACAGTTTGATGTGCTTCGCAAGTCACCGGATCAGTTGAAGGCCATCAAGGATGAAATAGCCAATGTTCGCCGTGAAGCTGACCAAATGGAAACCTCTTTTAATAAAGTTTCAAATGGCTTGAAAAAAGTCTTTACCTCTGAAAGTGATGCCAAGAAGTTAAAAGAAGGTTTGGCAGAAATAGAAGAGGGCATGAGTGAAATTATGCAGACCGGACAGTTCCTCTCTGACACGTTTTCGAAGCTCGGAGATTCGTTCGGTGGTGTATTCGGTGGGATAGCTGAAGGTTTCAGTGTGGCTATGGACACTGTAAGTTCTGCAATGAACGGTGCGAAAGCCGGTTCCATGTTCGGTCCACTCGGTGCGTCTGCCGGTGCTGCCATTGGTGTCGTTACATCTTTGGCCGGTGCCATCGCCAAAATCCATGACAAGAAGAACGAGAAACGTATCCAGCGGTTGCAGGATCAAATTGATACATTGGATAAATCTTACGGTAAGTTGGAAAAGTCAATCGAGAAGGCCTATTCAAAGGATGCTTCCAAAATGATTGAGCAGAACAACAAGCTGCTGGAGCAACAGAAGATCCTTATCCAGCAACAGATTAGAGAGGAACAGGACAAGAAAAAAACTGATGACAGCCGTATCAAGGAGTGGCAGGAACAAATCGAGGAAATCAACGACGTCATAGCGGACAACAAGGAGAAGGCCGTGGACGCTATCTTCGGTGAAGACCTGAAATCCGCCATTGACAACTTCGCTAACGCACAAGCCGAAGCGTGGGCTTCCGGTGAAGACCGGGCAGAATCGGCAAAGGATACTGTCAAAAAGATGATGCGCCAGATGGTCACAGAATCCATCAAGGCAGCAACGGAGTCTTCCGGTGCGATGGAGAAGATTCGTGACAAACTGAAGGAGTTCTATGCCGACAATGTCCTTTCCGGCTGGGAACAGGATTATATCTATAACATGGCGGAAGAACTGCAAAAGGAGATTGACAGGCAGTTCGGTTGGGCTGATAGCCTGATGAAAGATGAGGTGGAAGAACCGGAGAAAGAAGAAGATATATCCGAAAATACCCTGAAAGGCGCGTATGCCAAAGCCTCCCAAGAAAGCATCGACCTATTGGCCGGTCAGACCGGGGCCGTCCGTATCCTGCTGGAAGATATCCGTGGCGGTATGCAACCGATCCGTGAACAAATGAGGCTGATCTATGATATGCAATCCAGAGGTTGGGAAGATGTGAAGGCCATCCGCGAACTATCAGATAAAGTGGAAAAGAATACCGATCGGATCGCCGAGAATACGAGAGAGATCAAAGAGGTTGCCGGTAAGATATCGGAAAACACTAGAGGCACGGTTGATGCCCTGGAAGGTACTATTAACGTAAAAGTAAAAATGTAACATGATGGACAAAGAGTTTTTTGAGATCGCAAACCGGTTAGGTGCCTGTAGGTTGTTGCATGGTACGGAAAATAAAGAAGAGCTTATGCGCCTTCTGCTGACGCCGCAGGGTACGGAGTTCTGCACGAAGAATAATTTCCCGTCTATGGAACAATTACGGGAGTTCCGGGGCAAGAAGGCCGAAAGCATGGGAATCTATATCGAAACGGACGTGAAACTGACGAATCCGGTGAAGGTATTCCTGGCCGGTTCCAAGGCAATCCTTCATTTTGATACGATCGGCCGCTACAACGTGATCCTGATGCACGGGGCGGAAGCCGAGATCCATGCGAGTAACTATGCCGTGGTGTTCGTAAAGAACGCTGGCGGTAAGGTAATAACTCATAAAGACCATACAGCACGTGTATTATGACAATAGACGGAAAAGACGTATATACTGAATGGGGATGTAAATTATTGGAAGGCTCTTTTGATGATCTTCTGAAATACCCCAAACGTAAGGCAGTCAAATATAACAACTGGGCGGAAGCCGACGGAATCGATCCCGATCTGTCGGTTGTGGAGTTCGAACCTAAGACCGTCAAGTTGAAATTCCTCATGAAGGCAGAAACGCTTGAGCAGTTCTGGTCTGGGTATAGAAAGTTTGTTGCTGATCTGTCCGCACCGAGCTATCGGGAATTCAATCTTATTGCCGGTATGACCAACCGCTTACGCTTCAATGCCGGCTCTTCTCACGAACAGCCTGTGCCATTTAATGCAGGGGAGAACGTATCTGTGTTTGAACTTTCTTTTGTCGAGGACAATCATGCCATTTATCCGGCAACTCCGGCCGGCGGTATCGGGCTTCGCGGGCAGTATGCGATTAATGGGATAGACTTTGCAGACTTCGGTATAGGATCGGACGATAACCAGGAGGACATCTTGAAATATCCTGCGGTTAAGGCGCCGTTCACCGATGGCCGTACGGTAGACCTTTCGACAATCAAAACCCTGCATCGGGAAATAAAACTGTCCCTTTGGATGTTGGCCGGCAGTGTGGAAGAGTTTCTGAATAATTATCGGGCATTCTTTAGCCAGATATCCGGTGTAGGAAATCAGGAATTATATATTAAGACATTGGATGGTATCATTCAGGTGTACTATACGGATTGCCCGTCCTTTTCTGTGGAAGTCTGGCAGGAGAACCGGATAGGAGCAAGATTCACTATTTCTGTTGTTGCTCCCGTGGTGAGTTGGATAGATGCCGGCGGTGATGTTCGTTACCGTGTGCTGAAGGATCCGGATTTGGGATTATTGGCAGATGAGCAAGGTAGAATAATAGTTTTCAATTGATATGGCAGAAGAATTTGAAATAATCAGGGCTAATTTGCTTCCGGCAGCCGGAACAATAACCGATAATGATATGATCCTGATCATTCAGGGTGGGAGACCTAAGCGTGCTTTGCCCTCTGCAATGAAAGGTAAACAGGGCGATCCCGGCTTTAGTGCGTTTTTAGGGATAAACGATAAATACATCCTTTGGAAACAAGGAGCTAATGGTGCTTGGCAGAATCTGTTGGAAATTGAGAAAATTCGTGGGCCGAAAGGAGAGAAGCCGGTTTTTCGAAAGTTGAACGGTACGCTTCAAATGAAATACGAAGGTGAGCCGGATAGTGCATACGTGGATATTTTCGACCGTGAAGAATTGAAAATGAAGTTTTCCGATCTGACACCAGCAGAAGTGGATCAATTGAAACTGCATTTTTCTGATCTGACAGAGACTGATAAGGCCGAACTTATGAAGCCGGCAACGGATGCGGCAAAAGAGGTTCGTGAACAGATGTCCCAAATTAAGGAGGAAGCTAATACTGCTATATCGAATGTAAACACCGCAAAAGTGAGCGCAGAGGCGGCAACCAAGGCTGCAAATGATGCCGCAGCTTTAGCAAATGCCGCAGCTGGTCAAGCAACTCAATCTGCCGGAGATGCTGATGCAGCGACCAAATTGGCTGTTGCTGCCGCTGCATTGGCGGAGGAAAAAGCCGGTATAGCCAATACCGCAGCCGAGAATGCCGATACCGCAGCAGCTTCAGCCAATAGGGCAAAGGAAGAAGCAGATAAAGCAACTGTTGAAGCCAATATAGCCGCAGGAAAGGCCAATGATGCAGCAGCAAAGGCTGACACGGCAACATTAAATACCAATACCGCAACGGATAAAGCGAATGAAGCAGCATCCTCGGCTACAACTGCCGCCGAAAATGCTAATGCGGCTGTAGAGCGTGCGGATGATACCATAGCTTCTGCCGAGACTGCTACAAAATCGGCGACGGATGCAGCTTTGGCCGCAAACACGGCAAAAGAAAATGCAGACAAGGCGGCAAATACAGCCAATGTTGCCGCTACTCTGGCCAATGAAAAGGCAGGACTGGCGGATACGGCTGCTTTGGCTGTTAATGCAGCAAAGGAAGATGCCATAGTCGCAACCGGCAAGGCCAACACAGCCGCCGACCGCGCCAATCGTGCAGCCGAAGCCGCCGAAGGAGTCATCAGTGGACTGCAACCCGACTGGAACGTTACCGATCCTGTCAATAAGAACTACATCAAGAACAAACCGGAGATCCCGACGTTGGAGGCTATCCCGGACGAAAGTACATTGAGCTATGTCAATACCGACGGTACAACCATCAATTTTCGTATCGGCGATGAAGTACGTGTAGCGGAAGATGGCGAATATGTGTTCTACCGGCTTTATGATCTTGCCGGGGGAAAAGCTTCGTGGAAGGAATCCGGCAGCGGTACAGCCTTGCCCGGTAATGTTTATCTGACAGGAGCCAATTATTACAATGAATCAGTACGAACGATAAAACAAGGATATTTAAGCAATGAGTAAGAAAGGTGCATTTATTTATCAACAGATCGAACAGACGACCGCCGAATGGGCAAGCGATACGACGGTCTATCCGGCATCGGTATGGCTCTTCGAACGATTGGAGAATGGCAAGTTCAGCATGAAGCTATCCGACGGAGTGCATACGTTTGCAGATCTTCCGGCTGTTTTGCAGGACATACAGGTCAGTGTCAAAACCAATAACGAAACGACATATATTCTCCAGATAACGACCGCTGCCGGCACATTTGATACACCGAATCTTAAAGGTGCAAAAGGGGATAAAGGGGACAAAGGAGAAACAGGCGCTAAAGGCGAAACCGGGGCAAAAGGTGAACAGGGCATACAGGGTGTCCCTGGTCCTCAAGGTGAACAGGGCATACAAGGTTTGCAAGGAGAAACAGGCGCACAGGGTCCAAAGGGCGATCGAGGCGAACAGGGCCCGCAGGGGATACAGGGCGAGAAAGGCGAAACGGGTGAACGAGGCGAACAGGGTCTTCAGGGCATACAAGGCTTGCCCGGCAAGGATGGGGCAATCACTGTAGATGCTCCATCTGATACATCTACGTATGGCAGGAAAGCCGGTGGATGGGTCAAAGTCGTTGAAGCTGTAACGGGAAAGGGGCTATCAACCAATGACTACAGCAATGAAGAGAAAACGAAGGTATCGGACTCTTTGAGGCTGAAAGAGTATGTCGATGTCGGTACCTTAAAGTCGCTTCCTTCATCACCGTATAACTTGCGTTTTACCTATTCGAGTACATCTGTGCAGGCGATCAACTTTGCGAATATAGGAAGTGTACCGGAGATGCAGGAATTTTATCTGTCCATTAAGAACAACACCGGATCAACGATTAACCAACCGATCCCGAACGGCTCGGGCTGGCAATCGGAGGAAACAAGCGTTGAACTGCCAGCTGGTAAAGCCACAGGGGTATCGCTGAAAAAAGAACATGGGATAATTGTCGTGAGAGTATAATGAAAGGAGGTGAGAGATGAAGAGAAGGGTGATGATGGGAAAGAGAGAATTGGTAGAAGTTGTGGAAGAGTTAAAATCATCCGGTACATGGATGGTGCCAGCTGGTTGTAAATTTGTTGATGTATTCATTGTTGGTGGCGGTGGCTCTGGTGCATCGTCAGGCCCTGAAAGAGGTGGTGGAGGGGGCGGATCGGGGTATGTTAAAACATATCTTGATGTGCCTGTTACTCCAGAAAGTGTTGTTAGCTATTCAATAGGGAAAGGGGGAGATCGTGTAGTTTCGATGTCTGCTTACGATGATCAGAAGAATGGTCTTCCAGGGTCAGAGTCCTGGTTTAAATCTAATTCAATAAAAGCTCTTGGCGGAAATGGAGGTCGATATTCCGGAAGAGGGGGCGATGGGGGATCAGGTGGTGGTAGTGGAAGACCTGCAGAAAAGACGGCAGGATATATTGGTGGAAGTGATGGTTCTAATGGAGCAGGTGATATGCCTGGAATCGGTCAAGGGAGTACTACCAGATGCCCGTTCAATAATAAATTGTACGCCGGAGGTGGTGGAGGTGGTGGAGAATATAGTTCCGGATCAGCACCAGGTGGCGGTGGTATCGGTTATGTCGGAGATATTTCGAGAAGACCTACTAATGGAGAACCCAATACGGGCTCAGGAGGAGGTTCTTTTTATATAAGTGGTTCCAATGTCTCAGGAGGATGCTATTCTGGCGCAGGCGGTTCCGGTATCATAATACTTCGTTACATGAAATATAAATAAGACAATATGCTGTATATTCAAAAAAACATTCAGTTTTTGGAATTGGAACAAGAATTGCCTGATTCCTATCTTGTTGGCGACAATATCGAAAATTACGAAGATGGCGCTTATCTCCTGCTTAGTGAAGAGCAGGAACAGTATCATAACGACTATCCGGAGGCATCACCGCTCGAGTGTTGGTATATGGCACTGACACCAGAACCACAGCCGACACCGGAAGAACTGCTCTGGCGTGCCCGTGATGCCAAACGGCAGGAAATCTACGACAAAGACATCCATCATTATTATATTGATGAACAGGACGCATACGTCTCGAACACCCTGCAAGTGAAGGATAAGTGTGGCCGGCAGGAAGAAGTCGAAGTAGGCGGTCATCTGTACGCCTCGAATATCTTAACGGTTGCTCTTGACGAAATAGCGGACTATTCGGAGCAATGCGGCAAGGTGACAGACGGCTTGCTATCCCGTATCGATGCCGCCCAAACAGTCGGGGAGGTCGAAGCTATTGTGGTAAAAGGCTATCCTGAAATGATCCATACAACAACGGCAGCCTTGCAAACTAAAGCAGATAAGGCAATCGCTAAATCCCCGGAAGCGCAGGCAGTGACCTTTGCCCGTGCGATGATGAACAGCGTGTCTCTCACAGCCAGCCAAGCGTTGGAGATGCAGGTCTTATTCCCCATTTGGGGTGAGAAAGATGCGGAGTTTGGCAAGGAAGTTGAAATAGGCTTCCGGCTTCGAGTAGTGGAAGGAGAAAGCGACACTTTGTTTGAAGTGATACAAAAGCACAAGCTGCAAGCCGACTGGAAACCGGGCATAGAAACTGCTTCACTGTATAAGATCGTTGAAGCTGAGCACGCAGGCACGCTTGATGATCCTATTCCATACGTGCAGGGTATGGCATTCGAGAAAGACAAATATTATGAACAATACGGTGTGATCTATCTCTGCATTCTGACAACCGTTACAGGCTATCCGAACGACTTGAAAGACTTGCCCACAATTGTACAGGAGGTAAAGCAATGAAACAGATTATGTTATTAAAAGTTAAACGGGGGGGGGTAAAATACTCTCTAAATAAAGAAGTTACGACCTCTTATCGTAAGAAAGGAGGACGTAGATGAGACGGTCGATGATGGGACGGAAGAAGTTGCAGTTGTTCACCAAGAGGTTCTATCCTGCCGGGAATTATACCTGGATCGTACCTAAAGGATGTAGGGAGGTTGATGTGTTTCTTGTCGGAGGAGGGGGTGCAGGACATAATGGAAGCGGTGGAGGTGGCGGCTATACTAAAACCTTCAAAAAAGATACATCCGGGTGGAGAGACGGTGATGCTATCTCTGTTGCACCGGGTCAGTCAATTCCGATAACAGTTGGGAAAGGAGGAATTGGAGGGTATTCTGAAGTTGCCCCCAACGGTGGATACTCTCAATTCTTAAATTCAAGTTATAGAGCTAATGGCGGAAATGGTGCGGGTAATGGTTATCCAGGCGGAAGTGATGCCGGAGCATATACTGGTGGCAACGGCGGAAGTGGCGGAGCAGGAGATGATTCAGATACGGCTAAAGCGGGTTCTGATGGATCTAACGGAATCGGCAGCCGCAATGAAAATGACTCTCTCTATCCAGCTGGTTCCCTATATGGCGGAGGAAAGGGTCAAAGGCATACAACCCGCGATTTTGGCGAACCTACTGGGAAACGAAATGCCGGAGGTGGTGGTTCAGACAGAAATATAAATGGGGGCATGGGTGGAGAATCCGATTACGACAAAGGATGCGGAACTGGAAATGGCAATAGAAAAAGTGGCGGTTACGGTGGTGGCGGTTGTGGTACTTACGGTAACGGCGGTGATGGCACTGTCCTGATCCGCTATTGGGCTTACGAAGAATGATCTGCCGTTGAAAAAGATGAAACAAGATATTAACGACTAAAAAATAGGAGATAAAGTCATGAGAAATAATTGTTTACAAATGTTAATGGGGGGGGGTAAACACCTCTTAACTAAAGTATCTGACCGACTTTCGGCGGAAAGGAGGTTGGTATGATAAGATCGATGATGGGACGAAAGAAAGTAGACAGGAATACTTTGCTGTTGCTACATTTTGATGGATCATTGAAAGATGAAGCCTCAGGCAAGCCTTATGTTGGTAGTAATATGTCCTATGTAGTGGGAAAATTCAAGAATTGCGTTTCGTTTTCAGGAAACGGGTATGTAAAGATAAGTGGAACGAATGCCATAAACGAGTCCCTATATCCAAACTATACCGTCGATTTTTGGATTAAACTGAAAAGTGGTGTGAGAAACGGTATAATGTCAAAAGGCAATGGTGGTGGAAGTTACAGCTTTGATATAATGGAGGAATCTGACGGACGCATTTTCTTTGGATTGCAGTATGGTGGAACCCGAGGGGATGCAATATGCTATTTTACGATGCCACGGGATCAGTGGGTTCATCTTGCGATCGTCAGGTCACAATCTCGATATTGGAAAGTGTATGTAAATGGAGTGTATGCGTCTGGTTTCACATCAACGATGGTTTCAGGGTACTATAGTTCTTTAATGATCGGAAAATATCGGGATTATGGATTGTATCTGAACGGTATGATTGACGAGTTTCGCATCAGTAATATTGCCCGTTGGACATCAAACTTCACTCCGCCTGCAAGGCCGTATTAATAAATTAGTGACACTGTCTTTGGGCTGTCACAGCAGAAAGACAGCAAATGTATATTCAGAAAAAATTATTGATAATCGCCAACCCCAGGTTGGGTATTTTCTTTTAAAACAAATGGAGATATAAAATGTTCGGTGGCGAAAGAATAATAAAACAGCCTCCAGGCTATCACAGATTGGAGGCTGTAAAAAAAGAAAATTAGGGGGACCGAGGGTCTCCGGAAACAAAGTTAAACAATAAAGTTTGAAAATCATGTTATTATTAATTATTTCTTTTTTGGTTATCGCAGTTTATACGGCAGCAGTTTGTATAAAGGCGAAAGGTGTACCGTACTCAATTAGTGCGACGTATTATACTCTTGATCATAAATTGATCTTTGGAGCAAGCATGGCACTGACGGCTATGTTCCTATTCCCGGTCATTTGGGAAATGAGTACAACCTTTACTATGCGGTTGCTGGCGATCGCAGCCTGTATCGGTTTGATTGGTGTCGGTTTGGCTCCTGATTTCAAAGACGCTTGGATAAACCGCATTCATTGTGGATCGGCGGCATTGACGTTGCTTTCTTCTCAGCTATGGGTTGGCTGCACGTCTTTCTGGTGGGTTCTTATTCCGGTGTGGCTGGCTTTTATCGTTTACACGGTAATAGGCATGAGTAAACGGTTGAGTGGTAATATATGGCAGGACTTTGTATCAACGAAGCCGATGTTCTGGTGTGAGATTGCAGCGTTGTCTACGACTTTTGGCGCGTGTGGACTTGCGCTTTAGAAATTTACCATAAACAGAACATTCACCTTATATATTAAAACACGACAACCGGTAAAATGTCATATATCCGGTTGCCGTGTTTTTTATTGCCTAAAAATAAGTAGGTTATTTAGCAGTATGGAAATAAAGCGCGGAAATACGGTAGTTTGTGACGTTTATCTGAAGGATAATAGTTATACGGTCGAAGAGATTATGGGTGAGGACACTCTTACCCTGAATTTTCTTTCCCGAAATGTGGTAAACCTTCAAATCAACGACTATATAGACTTTGAAGGGACAAAATACAAGATCCGGCATAATGAGAAGGTGACGAAAAGGGAGACATCTCTTGGTTGGGAATATACCGTTCAGTTCTATTCAAGTCGGTACGACCTTTTGGATGCAGAGTTTTTCCTTCATGGTACACCGGAGCGGAAAAAGAACTTCGACTATTACACCGGTACCGCCCGTGACTGGCTAACCCTATTTGTCAAAAACATGAACCGTACAGGATCTGGTTGGGTGGCCGGATCCTGTATCGAATCCCGGATGGTTACCCTTTCTTTCAAAGATAAGAAAGTCGGGACGGTACTTGACGAACTCATTAAAGAATTGGATACGGAATACTGGATATCCGGCCAGACAATAAATATCGGCAGGAGGGAGTATTCAAGCAACGGCCTTGTCTTGGCACAGGGCGAAGGAATGGGTTTTACCGAACTGGAAGTGTCCGCTGTTGATGATACGCCACCAGTAACGGTTCTTTATCCATACGGTTCAGATAAGAATCTCGGTCCCGATTATGGCGCGGATTATCTTCTTCTGCCTGATGGTCTGCTTTCTATCGAAAAGAATGTAGAGAAGTACGGCCGGATAGAAAAGTCCATGCAATTCGACCATATCTTTCCGAAAGGAGAGTTTGCCGTAACAGAAAAGATCGACGATTACACTCTGAGAGCTTCCGGTATGGATTTTAATCTTACCGATTGTCTGTTGGACGGGGTGGAAGTGATCGTTACATTCCAGGATGGCGGCTTGGCCGGCTATGACCTTGCAATCGTCGAAGATAGTTGGGACAATGACTTGAAACAGTTCAAACTAAAGCAGAATGACCAGGAAAACGCCTTGAAAGTCCCCGGTGACATTAATTTCTCTGTCGGTGACAAGTTTATCCTTACCGGCCTGAAAATGCCGCAAAGCTACAGGGATAACGCTTCATTACAGCTACAGGAAGAGGCGCAAGCATGGTTGGATGGCAAGTGTGAGAAACGCATCCAGTTACGAGGAAAATGTGATGAAATTGTTTTTCGTTTGCAAAACATCTTTATCGCCTGTGGCCAGATGGTTGGCGTATATTCTGAACAGTTGGATATCGATCGAGAGATTCGTGTTACCAAAGTAAAAAGGTATATCGAGAAAGACGGTACACCTTCATACCGGTATGAGCTTACCTTGTCTGATTTCCTTGAATCGAATGGTTTTAAAGATTTGGTGGATGATGTGAATAAAGTACCGGAAGAGATTGAGGATGCGGTTAAGCCGGTTCGGGAACATACGAAACGTTCATGGCGGGACGTGATGGAAACTTTGGGCATGATGTTTGACCCGGAAGGGGATTATTTCACTGAACTTATCAAGCCGTTGGCCGTGCATACGGCGCAACTTATCGTCGGTACCAATTCCCAGCAGATGGAGCTTATAGGAATGAAGTTTATTCCGAATGCGGACAATGATGCCAACTATTTCAAGAATACGACAGGAAAGTTAGTACACTTTACCGTTAGCGAGGAAATCCGTGAATGGGCTATTCCGGCGGCTTCTTTCCGGCTGAATAATTCGCTTGCCTATTATGTTTATGCCAAATGTCCAAAAGAAGGACCAAATGGCTCAATATATGTCAGTGAACGGCAGATAAAGTTAGAAGATGAAACAGGGTTCTATCATTTCTGGGTAGGGGTGCTCAATACTCCGGAGGATGGCGTACGCTCTTGGCTTCCGAATTATGGATACACTGAGATTGCCGGCCAGACGATCACGACAGGATTGATAAAGGACAAGTTAGCCCGATTGGTGATTGATCTGGTGAATGGGACTATAACCGGACCAGTGATATTCAAATCCGGAACATCCGGTTATAATAACATTTCCGACCGTCCTAACCTTCAACCGTTGTATGATGGGGTAAATGATGCCCTGACGGATGCAGAGAATGCGTCAAATGCAGCCAACAACGCCCAATTGACTGCAAATAATAAGGCAAGGATATTTTATCAAACGACAGCTCCAACATCGGGTATGCGGACAAATGACTTATGGGTGGATGGGGAGAATATCTATAGATATAGCGGTTCTAAATGGGTTCTTGCCTCAAAGTATGACAATACAATAACGGAGATCAATGGCGGACTCATAACTACGGGTGCGATCGCTTTTGGAAGCACAGGTGGAATGTCGGCGTCTGGTACAATCCGTATTTGGTCGGGAGGAACAGCCGGGGCGAAAGGGCAACCACCCACTGATCCGACATTTAGCGTTGATAGCTCAGGTAACGTGATTTCAAATGGGACTATTACAGCAAATGATGCCATTTTACTAAGAAATGGACAAGCTGGGATTACAGGATATGGCACATCTAATAGTTCTATAAGATTTTGGGCTGGAGGTTTAGTTCCAGAAAGTGCAGATTTTAGAGTTGACCAAAGTGGAGATGTTAATGTTAGAATGTTAAATGCTATAAGTCTCAATGGAGGCACATCTAATTTTTCAAGCATTTATTTAACCGACAAATCGTGGAATAATAACTATGTTAATCTGTTTGCAGCAAGAGAAGCTCAAGGTATGGAAATTCAAAGAACTTATCAAGGTATTTTAGGTAATATCGGAAAATTTATTGTAATGAAATACAATCCTGATGCAACGGCTTATCGGGAAATAAGTTTTTTTGTCAGACATTTTAAATCTGATGCCTCATGGGTATTTAGGACTTGTGTAAAAGCAAGTTTCTTACCAACGTTAACCCAGATTAATGATTTAGATACATCTGGAACAAAATATAATGTAAAATGGGATAGTGCAACAGGTTTATTATATATAGAATAAGATGATGAATTTAACATTGAAAGACAGAGTATTAATACTCAACACCGTGTTACCACAGTTTGACACGAGAAAAAACATGGAACTGAAAGTATCGATAGACAGTAAGATAGCGATCTCGGAGGTTGATCAGAAGCGTATCGTTATCAAGGATATGGGGAGTGGTCAAATCAACATCGGATTTACTGATGCAGCGGCCATAACGGAAACAACAGATATAGCTTTGACTGATGAAGAACTTCAATACCTCAAACAACGTGTTGACTTCATAGATCGCAACGGCATGTTCTCTGAGTTCACGATGCCGACGTATGTCAAAATTTTGGATGAACCGCTAAAAGAGGAGCAACCGGGCGAATAATATAAAAATCCGCCTCCCATCTATCACAGACCGGAGGCGGAGAAATAACAAACACTGCCTTATGGCAATGAAAAAACTCGTAACAAAGATGATCAAATAAAAACGGAAGGAGGTGTAAAGTGAATGTAGAATTAACCGATATACTAACAATAATCGGGACGTTAGGAGGATTCGAGGCGATAAAATGGGGGATTAGCTTCTATACGAACCGGAAGACAAACGCCCGTATCGAGGACGCCCATGCCGATGTGGAGGAGTTCAAGGCTTTACGTGAGTATAACGAGTTCCTGCAAAAACAGCTATCAGAAAAAGAAGAACGTTTTGTAGAACAAACCGGAAGGCTTCGACAGGTACAGGATGAGCTTTTTACTTTGAAAGAGAGCTATTCGGATGTCAAGCTTGAACTTGCTATGAAAAGGTGTGAGAGAAAGAAATGCGGTGATCGTGAACCGCAGAATGGGTATTAATAATAGGAGGATAAAAATGAAAAAGATAGATTCAATCATTATCCATTGTTCGGCCACACGTGCCGAACAGGATATCAAAGCTAAGGATATTGATCGTATGCACCGTGCACGCGGTTTCAGCCAAATTGGTTATAACTATGTAATCGACTTGGACGGAACCATAGAAGCCGGTCGGCCACTCACGATAGCTGGGGCTCATTGTATCGGTTACAATGATCATAGCGTCGGGATTTGCTATATTGGTGGACTGGACACTTCCGGAAAACCGGCTGATACCCGGACTCCGGTGCAAAAGACGGCAATGGACGACCTAATTAACAAGTTAACGAGAGAATATGAGATTGCAGAACTTCTCGGCCATCGGGATACGTCCCGAGACCTGAATGATAATGGCATTGTGGAACCGTTCGAATGGATCAAGTTATGTCCTTGTTTCGATGTCAGGGAAGAATATAAATCATTTTTGAAACCGATAATTGTACAGTCATGAAAGCTTGGCATATCATAGTTGTTTTAGCTCTCTGCCTTCTTTGCTTCCTGGCCGGCCGGCACTCGAATAGGGCAGGAGGTGTACTTGTTGGAAAAAACGACACGTTGATCCTGCATGACACTATTCGAGATAGTATCCCTTATCCTGTCTACGAAACAGTAATTCAGACTGTACCGGAGATATTTCCTGTCTACATCACACTTGAGGGAGATACAGTGAGAGAGCCGATCGTTGTGCCTGTCCCAATCAACCAGAAGGAATACTTGACGGAGAATTATCATGCTTGGATAAGTGGATATAACGCTGCCTTGGATAGCATAGAGGTGTTTCCTAAGACTGCTTACATAACGAAAAAGGCTCCGGAACGTAAGTGGGGATTGGGACTCATTGGAGGATATGGAATCGGGCGATCTGGGCTGTCGCCTTACGTAGGCATAGGAGGATTCTATAAAATATGGTAACTAATAATATTGTAAAAATATTGACTTGTTTGAACTACTTAAGTTGTATGCATGTTATTAAACATATTTCTAATTAAATAGAGTCATTGTTTGATGACAATAAACTTTTTTGTATTTTTGTCTACGAAAAAGATATGGAAACAGATGGATCCTAAGTAATATACTTTTTATCAACAAATCAAATTAGGGTAATGATAAATGTCAAACAAAAAATATTATGTTTTGAGTATATGATATATTCATTGCTTCTATGGTACAAAGAATTATCATCTGACACGAATCCTATAAGTTCGTTTACACGATTAAAATCATTGAAGTTGTTGTTTTTAGTTTCAGCGGTTGATGCAACACAAGACAATGATGGTCTTTTAGATATATTTGATAAATTCTATGCTATGCAACATGGACCTGTAGAGAGTGATATCTATAATGCAATGGTTATGTCGGAAACATCCATGTTTGATTTTAAGGAACGTATAACTATTATTAAAAATCCAGATGATAATATTTTTGCACAAATCCCTGCGGAATTGAGGGTACGAATTGATTTGTCTATCAAAGTTCTAAGAGATAAAAATGAAAGTATAGTTCTTTACAACTCTTTTGATTTGGTTGAAATCACTCATAAGTGGGAATCTTGGCAAATAGCATTAGATATTGCTCAAATTTTAGGAAAAAGGAGTGAGCTAATGAGTGTCAGTAGTATTAGAAATGATTCTAAGTACTTTCGTTAATAAAAAAGTGCAATGAACTATTTGGAAGAATGTAAGCAGAACTATTTGGATTATTTTCCAGTAGATTGGATTGATAAACTAAGTTGGATTGATTCAAAAGAGTCTATATCCTCATTTAGAAGTGGTTTTTCTAATATAAATAATTTTGTTAATTTAATATTTGTATTATTAAGTAAATCAGCATTGTCTGGAGAATATATTCATAATGAAAATATGTCTCGAATAGCAAAAGAATTAAAAGAATTAACCGCTCATGAATATGCCTCTCCTACATCATCTGTTCAGAATGAGTTGAAGGATAAATTATACAAAGAATATGAAACTATAGATAAAGAAATTAGAATTTGTTTAACGCATTATAATAGTTTGTGGTCATTAGTTTCAGATAAAATAGATAATTCAGATCATGATTATATCTTTAATGTTTTTTCTGTGACGGGGAATTTAATAGATAATCGTTTGCTTACTGGATTTGTAAGATTTATCATTCCTTTGTGTAAGATGGATCATATGCTTTCTTTTGCTAAAAATAGTATTTCGGACTTAATTCTTCTGCGTGAGGATTTGAAAAAGGAATTGCAAAAGTATAATAGTGGTGATGTCGGCCTTGTATATAAGGCTTTATTCGATAAATGTTCTTTTCTGTTAAAAAAAATGTTACATGTTTCTGGAAAATCAGAATATTGTTTTAACTTTAAATCTTATTCTATTAAAGATGAGGATATTGAAATCGATACATTGAGTAATTTGTATAAAAGATTTATATTCTTGCATGGACAAAATGATGAAGGTATAGATGTTTGTGAATGGCAGAATAAGTGTCTTGTAAAAAAAATACGTATCTCTGAAATTGTAATGTTGATGAAATATTATCAAAAAGATGGGGGTACACTTAACCAGATTAATAATTTATTAGTCTATTTCAATAAACTGTATGATAGATTATATAAGAAGGTTTTGTATAAAGATTTTGATAGGCATGCTTTAAACACTACTAAAAATTATCTATATAATTGCCGATTGTCGTATAAGATCCAACAATCTCAATATAAGTTTGAAGAATTTGTTTTGGATATGAAGGAAATAGATAATTTGCAAATTGAAACAGGTATAAGAAATTTCTATCCTTATCGGAAAGCTGTTAGTTTTTTAATTAACGATATATCAAATGACTTTGATAGTAACACTTTTTATCGGGGAGAAGGTATAATTGATAAAATTTATTTATTAGAAGGGTATATTGAACGTTTAGAAAAATCTATTGTTTGGTGTAAAAATCAAAATTTTTATCCATTTCAACTTATGTTTAATGAATGTTCGGTATTATATAAAGAATTAAGTATTCGCCTTTTTATTCCGTCTTCATTTACTCGACCTATTGAATATAAGATTTTGTCAGATGAAATTATGGAATATAAATCAAAAATTGTTTTCTTTCGTAATAAATTAGAGTTGCTAAAAGAAAAAGATGATATTGAAAGGATAAAACAAGAGATTGCAAAATCTGAACGCAAATATATTGAGATATTAGGTGTATTTACAGCTGTCATAACTTTTCTGTTTGGGACAATAGACTTTTTTTCAACAGCAAAAAAAAGTGCTGATATAATATATCCATCGTTAGCAATAGGTCTTATTTTGTTACTTTTTTCATCTTCTATTTATTTTTTAACGATACCTAGATTGGATAAATTATCTGATTATTTGTATCATCCTAGATTTTGGTTTTTTGGCATTACTTCATTAGTTTACTTAATTATATTATTTAAAACAATATTATATTAATTAATTGAAATATAGAGATATTGAGAGATAATTTTTGTAGATAAATATAAAATCTTAGATTTGTAGCAATAAAGTATAATTGTAAGCATCGATATTCTACTAAAATGGCTAGTGTGTTGAAATGCGAGATTGAGTTGGGGAAAAAGAGGTGATTTTAGGTCCTATTTTTACAAAACAGGACCTAAGATGTGTTAAACTTGACTATTTTTCTTAAAACAATAGTTTCCCATCCTTCTTATCCATCACCGCATTGAAAACACTTTTATAGGTTTCATACAACTCCTTTCTACTTTCTGGTCCCGGCCAATCAGCAAAAGACTCTCCTGCAAAAAATTTCCAAGCAAAGATACATTTGGCTTTTTCGGATAAGCTTAATTGATCGATTATGTTCCGGATATCCTGCATACGTTCCCGGATATATTCGGTACGATCCGGGCTGTCGTCGGGTTCGTCGATGATATTCAGCCGTCGCCAATCTACATTCTCATCTACCGGAATGGGCTTGTATTTATGCCGGTATGGAGATGTGTCCGAGGTAACGTTTAGCTTTATCATTTGCAGGATATAGAAGTCAAGTTCAGTATATTTACCCTGTTTGGCTTCCATTAATCGGGAGAGATGCTCCAGGGGCTTTTGAAGCAGCATACACATTACTTCGTTCAACACGTCAATAGCTTCGTCTGTCATTCCGGCAAGTGAGCAGTGATACTTAGCGTAATCCAGCCACCTGTCGTAACGTTTCTCAATATATTTATTCAATGCCTCACTTGCCATAGTCGTCTTTATTTGATATATTTGTTTCTGATTGTAAGAGGGTGGCGCTGTGAGGCGCTGCCTTTCTTTTATCTAAGATATTGGAAATAGTTGTTCCATTCTTTTTTAGCCAATTTAGGGGCGAATGAGAATAGGTATCCTAATGATTTTAGGACAATCCCGGCGATAAGAAACAATCCACTTATACATATTGAAATAAGAAAGGGAACAGTGAGTAACATTGCTATGATTTTTATATTTACTTTCATGTTTATTCCTCCTCTTCGTTCGTATCAAAAAGATTTGCCATCATATCAACAATATTCGTCTGGATATTATCTTCAGCCCCCAATACGGCATTACTGATATGCTTCTTTTCTTCAATGATCCTGTAGAGCTTCTGGTCAATCGTCCGACGGCCGAGCAGGTAGTAGCAATTCACTGAGTCTTTCTGCCCGATGCGATGGGCACGGCTTTCTGCTTGATCACAATCTGCATACGTCCAAGGTAGCTCAATAAAGGCGACATCGCTGGCTGCTGTGAGCGTAATACCGGCACTGGCCGCTTTAATGGAACAGATGATAACGTCCGTCTTCGGGTTCTTTTGAAAGGCATCGACAGAAGCCTGCTTCTCCTGCATATTCTGTCGTCCGGTGACGCAGACGGCGGAAGGAAAAGCTATCATCAGGCGGTCTACAATTTCATGCAGGTTACAGAACAGGATGATCTTTTTCCCATTCTCCCGAAAGTCCTTCACGAAGTCGATAACCTCTTTCAATTTACCGCGTGCAGTAATATCTTTCAGAATACCAATACGAACCATCACTTCCCCTTTCAGTGACTTTTGGATTTTTTCATCATCTGCTTCCTTGTAGCGTTTCAGGTAATCGATCAGATCGCGCTCCGCATCCATATATTCCTTGCGGTTCGTTATCTCACAGGAAACAATCTGACGCACTTTATCCGGTAGTTGGGTGAGTACTTTCGACTTTTCTCTGCGGAAGAAGCAGTGTTGCCATAGCTTATAATTTAGCTCCTTTAGATTGCTCGCTTGGTTAGGACCGGAACAGTACCGAAGCATAAAACCTTTCCATCCACCCATATCAATCATGCGATCCATAATACCCAATTGTGCAACCAGATCCTTTGGTTTGTTGACAACAGGTGTCCCAGTCAGCAAGATGATATATTCTTTCCCGGATGCAATGCCTTTGCAAAACTTGGTCTGCTGGGTGGCCGTTGATTTGACTTTATGCGATTCGTCGATTATCACGGACTTGAACAGTTTGATCGTGTTGTGAAATTCGACATCTTTCAATGTCCATTTCTCTGCCTTCGTGATCCGCCGGACAAAGTATTTTCGTAGGCTTTCGTAGTTTACGATAAAAACCTGGTTCATGCCTGTCTGCCAAAAGAAAGGCCAGCTATCGCGGACGGAATCGGTTAATACCATCGCTTTCTTGTCTGTAAACTTATGCCATTCCCTTTGCCAATTGATCTTGACAACATTCGGACAGATTACCAAACAGGGAAAGGCATCAGCTTTGTTGATGGTTGCGATGCTTTCAAGTGTTTTGCCCAAGCCCATATCATCCCCATTGATAAACCGTTTCAGTTGCAAGCCTCGTGCGATTCCTTGCAGTTGATAGGGGTAAGGCTGTACTTTCAGTCCATGTTCTCCGTCTAGTTCCGGCATTTCCGGTATTTGAAAAGCAACATCCTCCTCTGTCTGTGATTGTGCAATCGTTCCCCATTGTACCGGTTCGAAATGGCGGACGTAATAAGTCAATTGATCCAATTCTGCTTTGCATTTGTTGGTTGCCGGAATCAGCCATGCGCCCGTTTGTTTGTCCCACCAGCGGATGGAAACAGAGCTTTTCAGCTTGTCTACAACCTGCTGGCGGTATCTGTCAAACTTCACCGCATAACATTGACCTTTTTCTGTATTTTGCAGTGTAATTGTCATAGTGGTAGGTGTTATGCAAATTCGTCAAACGCTTTTATCTCTTCGGCGACTTCCTCCATTTCTGCTTTTTTCTTGCGGCTGCGTTTCTTCGGCTTCGGCTCTGCTTTTCCGGTAATATCGGATTCTTCAGGAACATCGAAATCGAACGATTCTTGTTTGATTCCATATTTTCCGCCGAACAAGTAAGCGTCCACTTCGTAGTCAAGTCGGCTGACCGCTTGTCTTAAAGCATCCCCATACGGATATCCCTCGCCGGATTCGTCTTCGAATTTTGTAAACGGGACGGAAAGGTTAAGGACTTGTCCGCTTTTCAATAGCTTTTGTGCCTGGATAGAAACACCGGCCGATTCGTCTGATCCACCTTTGCTATACCCAGTGACAACGATATTTTTCAGTTTCTCATTCAGATCATCATCCGAAGGATTTTCGATATTTACAACTCCGGCTTCTTGCATTTCGCAAATCTTGACGGCATGAGTCTTTAACAAACTCATGGCATATAACAGGTCCGGATGAACGAATTGCTGGGATGATTTGGTTACTTCGTTCTTGTAGTTTGCTTCTACAAATCGCTCTGTGTAGTCAGTTGTTACCTGATTGTTTTTAAGTTTGACTTTCTGAATTTCATACACAGGTTGTTCTTTTACTAATTCATCTTCCATACTTTTTAAAATTTAGGATTGTTATAACTTTGGGGCGCTAAGGCCATTTCTGCTTTTGCTTTACTGATTACAGTGCGACACCATTCCAGTTGATGAGTCGCGGTCCGGTTCAAACGCTCACACCAATCGACAAGATATTGTTCATCTTTGCACAGACTGTCAATGATAGCATTTACTGCCTTGGAGGTAGCCCCGGCACGTGAGGCTGTTTCCCGTAACGTATCGAAGACTTCCGATTTCTTTTTCCCGTTCAGATGGTATTTGGCATCTGCTAACAGTTTCCCGGTCCGGGCGATATAGACGGCAAGGTCGTTCCCACGTAGGACAGCTTCTTGGACTTCTTCACTCATGGTAATATTCAGATAGGAATCAATGGCTGCCAACTCGTTGGATATTTTATCTATGGGTGTGATGTTTAAATTCATGTCTGTTTGTCTTTAAAATATATCTTCCGAAAAAAGGATATCCTATTTATTTTCAACCGAACAGCATCCACCACCGGAAGGCAAGTTCTTCGTACTTTTCTTTACCTTTCTGGTAAATCGTATCGCCTCGTTTAATGAATGCTTTGAACACTTTTTGATTTTTCTTGGAGATACCATAGATGAAATCCTGCCGACTGCCTGCGATATCCATATACCAGGCGCGGGAACGGTCCCAATCGAAAAAGTCAATAGCTTCATCGAATTGTTTTTGTGTGCTGGCAAAAGTGCTTTTCAGGTCTCCCCCGAATCCGTAGGTCGGAAGCCACCAGTCCCATTTGCACCGGGTATCGAGCGTGTATTTGAAGTTGCCATATTGGAAACATTGGTTCTTATTGACCATGAATCGTTGAGTTTCCGCCTTAGCAAGCACTTGGGCCAGGAAAGGATCGTGTCGGGCTTCCATGCGGAGGGACTTCTTCATGGCTTCTGCCAGTTCCCAATCCTCGCCGGAATACAATACATCATCTACCATGTGCTTATCATACCTGACCCTTTCCGGTTCGGTAATCATCGCATCGATTAGGCTGCCGAATTTGAAAGCTTTCTCCTTGTCCCCGTATTGGGTACGGGGATAGAGGAGGTTCTTTAGTTCCGTAAGGTCCGAGTTGCTAACCTCCGACCGTTGGTAATACGTATCTTGCATCTTCTTCCTTGAGTTTTAGATATTCAATGACTGCAAAGTCAAATTCGAAATTGTAGGTGTTATCCATCAGCCACCGGAACCATTTGCGGCCCTCTTCCGTATCGAGAATCTTTTTCAGAATACTTGGCTCGCGTCTGTATTTTCCGAAGTTTATCCATGAGGACAGATAGAGTTTCTTTTTCATATCATTTGGCTGTTACATCATCGATATACTTTACATATGCGGACTGGATTTGCTCTCCGTCCTTATTCACAACTTTTTCGCAGTAGGTAATCATCTTCTTATGTACCTTCTCTAGATCCTCCATGCTCATATTGATTCCTTCGCGCATGAACCACATCTGATATACCTGCATGAATCCTTGTGGATTGGTTATCTGGATCTTCTTCTTGACCTTGGCTTTCGTTGGAGTAGGGGACATGCTGGCTGCTGAGAAATCAAATGCTGCCTGTACTTCGGCAGCAGACTTTTCTGCAGCCGCTTTGGCCTTAGCCTCTTCTTCCCGGCGTTTGCGTTCTTCTTCCTGCTTTTTTCTTTCTTCCGCTTCCTGTTGTTTTCGCTCTTCTTCTATACGGGCTGCTTCGGCCGCATTGGTACGGCGTAGCTCTTCCTGTTCTTCCAGTTGTTTGCGGAGGCTGGGGAGTTTGTCGATCAAATCCTGCTTTGTACCCTCTATTTCAAAACGGTAACGTTCTGTAAAATCTTTCTTCTTTTGTATAGCGACTTCATTTTTTATTGCCTTACGGGTTTCTGCGTCCATATAGAAGGTTTGTTTGTTGTCAGAAACGTTTTCAACAAAAGCACTCCAGGAGAAATTTATACTTGTTTCGGATATTCGTCGGCATACATCGTTGTAGGTAGCGAGAGTAGCGCGGTTGAACATGCTGTTTAGTGCATTGATATGCTTTTCAACGTATGCGGCATACGCTGTATCCAACATGACAGAGATATCCGATCGGTATTGAGCCTTTTCGTTCTCCAACATCTGTTTACGGCGAGCTTCCTCTTCCCGTCGTTTTTGTTCGGCAATCTTCTTGGCCGCGTATTTGTTACGGGCCTGTTGGAGCTTATAAGGAATAGTGGTGACCGATTTGACGTCGATAGCCGATTCCAAAGAGGTAAAAGACTTGCTGACCGTAGCCAGAAGTTGCGTCAATGGCTTACGACGCTTGTTCATGTTTTCTATTGTTATTTTCGTCTTTGCCAAATACTCTGAGACCTTCGCATCCAGTTCATCCGAGCTAATACCTCCTTCCGCTTCAATGGTGTCCAGAAGTGTTTGTCCGGCTTGGTTACATGTCGATACGGAAGTTTGGTTGCGTTGCAAGGTGGCAGGAGCCGATTGCATGATCTGATTGAATTCTTCCACTTTAATAAGAGAATTGTTAGCTTGTGTATCCATTGTGATAAATTTTTAAGTGATTGATCGAGTTTATTAAAATCCGGCGTCTTCATCTTCCTGTGATATTGGGGTTGTTATACCTGATGCGGGTACCGGTTCCGCTTGTGGTTGCTCTCCGAATTCCTGTAAAGGGTTTTCCGATTGAGGTTGAAGGGCTTGTGGCTGCTGTCCGGGTTGATTGGGCTGAATAACGGTTGTTTGTTCTAATCCGTAGTCAATATCCTGCGGTTCTTCTTGAGTTTCGAATACAGTAAACTTTCCAGTCCGGACTTTGGGATATCCGTCGAATGCGTGTTTAATTAGTTTGCTTTCCAAGAACCCAGGATCGATACTGCCTTCGTTTGAAGTATAGAGGGCATTCGCCTTACCTTCTTTTTGACGGGTTTGCGGATTCCAACGTTGGTTGTTTTTGTAGCTGTACGCCTCTAAGCGTTTGATATCACCCTCCATCATCCAATGCCAGTCTACAGTCCCATCGGCGCGGACAATACGGATAAAACCACCGATCACCTTATTTGATTTGCGGGGACAGGCCGCCTGATAGGTAACGGTCTTTACTCCGTCAACCAATCCCGGTGAGAATGTGTCACCTTCATAGCAAACAACCGGATTATCTACATACCGGACCTGTCCGGCACGCTGGCGCATAACCAATTCCCCATAACCGGTGATGGAAAGGTAAGCACGCAGTTCATAGATGTCGTTGCCATTGTTGTCCTTATAGCCGGTCTTCGTGCTGCGGGGGAGAATATAGCAGTGGGTGCGTCCTGTGGGATCGAGAGACAGGCCGTTTACGGCAATATCTAAGAAACAGCCGTACAGGGACAGTGGAGAACATCTTTGCAGTTCCGGCTTGTCTTGTAAGATTTTCCGGAAGTTGAATTTTTCCTTTTCATAAATCTGAGTTCCTTGGCCGGTTCCCCAGATCGCATTGTACATGAATATAAACTTCTGTTCAACCCGGCTATCATCCGCTATCATGAGCGGATTTAGCTGATTTAGTTCAGCTACTTTAATTTGAATTTGATTTGACATGATTCTATTGTTTAAAAATTAATTACCAATGTTTCTTTATCGTGTAAACCATTGCCACGCAACCAGATGCCGTAACTATATGCTGGAAATACCCCAAGCAAATAGCGATAATACCAAGTATGGCAAGCGTTCCAAACAGGATGTAAAATCCCCACCTCGCTACTTGAGCGAGTTTCCAGTAATTTGTTTTCATACATCAATGATTAATTGGCAAAAGCCGTTTACTTGTCTTTGAAATAGCGAGTTGGATTTATATTGTAAACATCCTCCGATAACCCTTTATCTGGAGTGCCTTGCCGTGTTAATAATTCATTTAGTAATCGTATGGATCCAGAGCGCATTTATACAAGTCTTCCAACCTGTATTCGATTTTGCCTGGCCGTTTGTAACGCTGTAAAGTACCTTCTGATACCCATCGTTCTACATTCTGCCGTCCAAAGCGGATATGTGCTTCCTTTTGTCCGATAAACTCTCTGGTACCGGCTTGTATCTTGGTGATTTGCCAAGCGAGGTATTCAAGTTCGATTTTCCGAAAAGAAGGAATGTTTGGATAGGTTGTGTCGGTCTGCATGATTATTCGCTTTTAAAAAGATTCTTTTCGTTTGCATATCGCATAAACTCCGCCATAGAGTGTATCGAGAGTTTTCGGAACACGTTCTTCCGATGATTCTTTACGGTGTGGGACGATATAAAAAGCGCTTCCGCAATCTCTTCGTCTTTCTTGCCATAGTAGCAAAGCTCCATCACCCTAAGTTGACTGTCTGAAAGTGTGCTGTTGAACTTCGGTTCACAGATTTTTTTGAAGCCATCGCATTCCCCACGCAGCGGACAACCGACAAACTCAAATTTGAAATTCCAGTTCTCATCGATATCGATCATGTTGTCATACAGCCCGAAGTTGCATTTGATAAATCGGCGTACAGCCAAGAAATCCCGATAGCATTTATTTCCATCGTAACGGGCGTAATATTTACGGAGTGCCGTGTAAGCTTCCGGATAGAACTCTTCCAGCACCTCTAGAAAACGCTGAATAAAGTCGGTATCCGATTCCTTTAACTGGCGCTCTGGCTGTCCCTGTTCTTTGATGATTACTTCACCGGATGGAGTGGTATAGAATTCTATTGCATGCATGATTCTCCCTCCGGAAAAAGAATTTCTATAGGTGCGCCTAATTCTTTAGATATAGCCTTTTTGCAAAGCTTATCGGGGCTGAATGTGCCTCTTAACCAATTGTAAACAGTTTGTTCGGTACGCTCTGTTGCATTAGCAATCCGGCGAACGAACTCCTGTTTGGGCGTTGGAATCTTATCAAGTGCTTCATATCTGTCTTTGAAAGACAGTTCACTTGCTCCATGACTTTGTAGGGTTAATTTTTCCATTTTTACCTCCTTACATTATTATATATATACTAATTTCTTTACCTTTGATGTTGTATTAATTATTACAGGTGCAAATATAAAACATGTTTGATTTTTTTCAAATAAAAATCAAACATTTTTGCGCTTAAAATCAAACATTTTTTATTATGTTAGAGTTACCTCCTATAAATCAAAGGATTAAAAATATTATAAATGAAGAAGCAAATGGTAATAAAACTGCTTTTGCCAAAATGATGGGCTATTCTAGTTCTCAGAAAATTAATAGATTATTTATAATAGATGAGCGGAATAATAAATATCCTACACCTTCTGCTACTATATTGTCTGATATATCAAACAGGTTTGATGTTGATCTGAGTTGGTTGATAACGGGAGAGGGGAATAAAAAGAAAGTTGTAGAAGCTATACCTGTAAATGTAAATTGTATTGTAAATGTGCCACTTGTAAATCAATATGCTTATGCTGGTTATCTGTGTGGTTATGCGGATGCCGAATATATAGAGACCTTACCTACAATTCCTTTTATTGTTGATCACGAAGCTCATGGTCATTATATAGCTTTTGAAGTTAGAGGAGATAGCATGAACGATGGAACAGAAGATAGCTATTTAGAAGGTGATCGCCTATTGTGTCGTGAGATTAAGCGTGAATTGTGGATTGACTCAAAGTTACATATTCGGAAATGGGATTTTGTCATTGTTCATAAAGAAGGCGTACTTATAAAAAGGATTGTGGAACATAATGTAGAGAATGGAACTATAACTGTGCATTCTTTAAATCCTATATATCCAGATAAGATAATTAATTTATCCGAAGTATATCAGATATTCAATGTCATTGAATTCTTGAGACCAAGGAGAAGGTAAGTTAATACGGAACTACTATAAACAATTAAAACTATGATTTATTTCATTTTGATTATTATTGGATGTATCCTATTATTTATTGCTTTATCTAGATTTAATGATAAAAACAATCCAATAGTTATAGTAAACAAGAGTGATATCGCAAAATTTAAGATTGAATATCCTAACAGAAAACGTATTTTAGAAGATTCTATCCATTTGATTAAGAATACGGAAAACATTGAAACATTTTCGCATAGGTTGTCAGAGCTTAAAACGCAATACTATTGGATTCAAAGGCAGAGAAGCAAGGGGATTAAAGTGGATGATAAATATAATGATAACTACATTATTAATATATATAGGATTTCTAATATCAATCTACTAAGGATTGCAAATGCTTATCATGATAAGTATATAATGTCATTAAACGAAGGTAAGCAGTCTAAAACTAAGAAAGAAAGGACGGTTCAGGCACTCTTTCAATGTATAGATAATTTGCAAGATTATGATGATAAAGACAGTTGTAAAATGAAAATTGAATCACTAATTGACGATGTAAGTAATTAACAAGCTGGATATAAAGTGTATGTCCGTTATGGGTATGATATTATAATAATTAATAGTATTAAGTTAAGATGTATATGAAAAACAATTGGATTTCATTATTGGCATTATTGATTTCCTTCATAGCATTGATAATAACGTTTCTTCGGATAGATGTTACAATATCTAATGATACTTTTATAGGTATTATAGCTTCATTTATTGGTACTTGTGCAACAATTGTGGTTGGAGCACAACTATATAATTCGATTGAAGCAAGGAGGTTAATTAATGATATAAAAAAAGATCAGAAAAGTATAGAAATTAAATATCGAGATATCTACCGTCAAATTGGTAGTGTAGAGTCTAAGATGGAAGAATGGAATGGAAAATATGGAGAAATAAAGAACATGAGTGATATTTTGAAACTGCAAATAGAACGAATGTATTCTAATATCTATTTTATCCAAGCTTTTGCTGCTCAAAATGATTATCCATGGGATGCTTTTTTTATTTGTTTAAACTCTTTGTATCAAGCAATAGAATCCAAGAATAATGAAGTTGTTGAACCTTGTTTGCGTTTACTGAATACTATTGTGAGAATATTGAGAAAAGATGATAATTATAAGAAATATGAATTGAATCAGAGTGTAGAGAATGGTATAGTCGAAAATATTGACGAAATAAAAATCCATCCAGAATATGAGAATATTAGTACACCATTTATGTTCTTAGAATCCGAAATTAAAGAATTAATAAGGAAAAAACTTGAAAATTGAAATATAATGAAAGATAATGATAATAACTCAATAAAACTCCGCTGTATAACATTTCAATGATACATTTATTTATGGAAGATAAAGACAAAATAATAGCCTCACTCCGGAAGCAGTTCAAGGAAGCTGTCAGCCGGTGTAATGCCTTAGAGCAAGAAAATGCTCTATTGTCATATCAACTTGAAAAGATGGAGGAAAGATGTCTGGAATCACATTAAAGATAGACAAAGGCCAATCTTCCGCTTTCTCTGAGATTATGGGATTGCTCCAGTCTTTTCCTGGATTAAAGGAATGCAAGAAGCATTATTCGGTAAAGCTGACGGAAGAAGATGTTTTCCGGTTCCGGAATGAACTGGATCAGATTATGCAACTATTGCCGCAATTGAGGGAAAAGGAGTGGTTCGATATTCCGGCTTACGGGACGGATGAATGGGCTAACTGGATGATAGATTTACACAGGAAAAATATGTAACTTTGGAGGGTGGTTTACAAATAGTTTACAGTCGTATATGTAAATGATTAGAAATTAATAGATTAAAATATATGTCAGACAGTATTGTTATTATTCCCACGTATAACGAAAAGGAGAATATAGAAAATATTATTCGGGTTGTATTTGGGTTGGAGAAAGAATTTCATATTTTGATTATAGATGATGGATCGCCCGATGGTACGGCAGGTATTGTAAAACGGCTGCAAAAAGAGTTCCCCGAACGCCTTTTCATGGTGGAACGTAAAGGTAAGTTAGGATTGGGTACGGCTTATATCTGCGGATTTAAATGGGCAATAGAACATAAATATGATTTTATATTCGAAATGGATGCAGACTTCAGTCATAACCCGAATGATCTTCCCAAATTATATGCGGCCTGTATGGAACAAGGTGGTGATGTCGCAGTCGGTTCCCGCTACTGTAATGGTGTGAATGTCGTGAACTGGCCATTGGGACGTGTGTTGATGTCCTATTATGCTTCCGTATATGTTCGTTTTGTTACTGGAATGAAAGTACAGGATACGACAGCCGGTTTCAAATGCTATCGTCGTGAGGTGCTTGAGACGATCGATTTGGATCGTATCCATTTCAAAGGATATGCGTTCCAGATAGAAATGAAGTTTACGGCATATAAGTGTGGTTATAAAATCGTGGAAGTCCCCATTATTTTTATCAATCGTGTATTAGGCACTTCCAAGATGAATTCCTCTATCTTCGGGGAAGCACTGTTTGGCGTATTGAAATTGAAATGGTGGAGTCTGTTTCGTAAATATCCCCAAAAAGGGAATCGGAAAGCGATTGCCGGATAATGCCATTATTGTAAAAAGCAATAAAAAAGGGATATTCAGTAAATGTCTCCACATAATACCATGGCATATGAAGATGATAGAGTATAATCACTTCATATGCCATTATTATTGTCATTTTTCTGTATATTCTCATATACTCTTATCGGGCAAGACATGAAGTTCCGGAAGAAGTCTTCTGACCTCTTCTGATTCTATCTGTAAATTCATGTCATGCAGCTTTCCCCGTTCTGTTCCTGATCTTGTCAATCATCAGTATGGCATTTGCCGTATGTATTCCGAAGAAAATCAACAGGATTTCCGTCTTCCTGTTCCTGGCCTTTATTCTTGAGAGCGAGTAATGTTGCTTTTGAGTGCCGAAGCTTCCTTCAAGCCGGGTGGCCCTTTCTTTTGAGAGTTCGCTTCTAAGCACCTTCCTCAAAGGCTCATCTTGGGCCGCCCTTCCCTTGCGCACAAAGGATGTGGATATCCCATATTTTGTACAGAACTTTCTGTTGGCATTATTGGCA